GACGGCGACGGTTTTGGTCCTGATGAAGGTGGCGATGCTATCGAAATGGACGACACAGAAGAAATGATGCCTGAAATGGGCAACTACGGCATGATGGAGAACGTGAGTCTCAAAGCAGCCCCAAAGCCAGTTACTGCTGAAGAAGGCGGCGTCAACAAGAAATCCACAGTGGCTGCAAATGCAGGCGCAAAAGGCCCAATTGGCAGCACAGTCAAGCCTGTGAGCACAACCGGTGCCGAAGCACAAGGTCGTGCTGCACCAACTACTAAAGATCTTATTGGCCGAGTAGGTAATACTCCTGCTCAAGGCACCCAGAAGCCCAGCGCTGCTGTCAAGCCCAAAACAGGCCAAGAAGGCGGCGTAAACAACAAGTCGATTGTGCCAGGCAAGCACAACTAAAAAAATGACTTACCTAAAAGAACAACTTACCTTCCACCAAGCCAACATTCAGGTTCTTGAAGAATCTGATGTCAGCGGGGGTAAGAACCTTTATCTCAAAGGTATTTGTATTGAAGGTAACAAACGCAACGCCAACGACCGAATATATCCCATACACGAGATTACTCGTGCAGTCACCACCATAAACCAACAGATCAAAGAAGGCAATTCAGTCTTAGGTGAAGTGGACCATCCGGATGATTTAAAAATCAACCTTGATCGGGTTTGCCACAGTGTTGACGGTATGTGGATGGAAGGTGATGCAGGACACGGCAAACTTAGAATTCTTCCCACTCCCATGGGTGATCTAATCAAGACATTGCTACAATCCGGAGTCAAACTCGGAGTGTCAAGCCGCGGCAGCGGCAACGTTGACGACAGAACAGGACATGTAAGTGACTTTGAAATAGTCACTATAGATGTGGTTGCCCAACCCAGCGCACCGAATGCTTATCCCAAAGCTATCTACGAAGGTATGATGAACATGAAATATGGTCACAGATTGCTGGAGATTGCCAAAGATGCTGGTCAGGACAACAAAGTGCAGAAGTACTTGAAAAGCGAAGTGATTCGTCTGATCAAGGACCTGAAAATCTAAGGAGAATCTACTAATGTTAGATGCAATCAAACCATTGCTAGATAGCGACTTGATCACCGAGGAAACTCGTACAGAGATCACTGAAGCTTGGGAAGCCAAGTTAAGTGAAGCTCGCGAACAAGCCCGCGCAGAACTTCGTGAAGAGTTTGCGCAACGCTATGAGCACGACAAAACAGTCATGGTTGAAGCCCTGGATAGAATGGTAACAGAAGGACTCCAAGCAGAACTTCAACAAGTGGTGGCTGAAAAGCAAACCCTTGCTGAAGACCGCGTTCGTTTCCAAGGCAAGATGAAAGAAAGTGCCACCAAGTTCAACAACTTCATGGTGACCAAGCTTGCAGAAGAAATTGGCGAACTGCGTAAGGACCGAAAGATGCATAATGAAGGACTCGAAAAACTCGAGAACTTTATGGTGCATGCTCTAGCTCGTGAGATTCAAGAATTTGCTCAAGACAAGCGTGATGTAGTTGAAACCAAAGTACGTTTGGTTCGCGAAGCACGTAGCAAGCTTGAAACACTCAAGGCACGTTTCGTAAAAGAAAGTGCCAACAAAATGAGCCAGGCTGTTAGCCGTCATCTCAAGGCCGAACTGACACAATTGCAAGAAGATATCAAAATTGCTCGTGAGAACAATTTTGGTCGTCGTATCTTTGAAGCGTATGCTACTGAATTTGGCGCTACTCACTTGAATGAGAATGCCGAAGTTCGCAAGCTGCATAGTCTGCTGCAACACAAAGACGGGCAATTGTCAGAAGCCATCAAACTCACTCAACGAGCCCGAGTCGTTGTTGAGTCCAAAGAACGTGAAATACGTATGATCAGAGAATCCAATGAGCGTGAAAGCACAATGGAAATGCTGTTGACCCCACTAAACCGGGAAAAACAAGACGTCATGCGTAATTTACTGGAGAGCGTACAAACATCTCGTTTGAAAAACGCCTTCGAAAAGTATCTACCAGCAGTGTTGGAAGATCGAACTGTGAGAGCCGCCAAGGTGATTACAGAATCGGTTACCGAAGTTACTGGAGATAAATCTGTTCCAAGTAGTCACCAGGAAGACCGCGAAGCCAAAAGCAACGTGATCGACCTCAAGCGCCTGGCAGGGTTATAATTAATTATAGGAGACTTAAATGTCACAAGAACTATTAGAAAGCCGCTGGGGCGAGACCAAAGAAGCACTGCTTGAAGGTCTAAACGGTACCAAGCGCAACAGCATGGGTGTTATCCTTGAAAACACCCGCAAGTACTTGAAGGAAAACGCTTCCTCAGGTTCTACCGCAGCAGGTAACATTGCTACATTGAACCGTGTTATTCTTCCAGTTATCCGTCGTGTTATGCCTACCGTTATTGCTAACGAGTTGGTTGGCGTTCAGCCCATGACTGGTCCTGTTGGTCAAATTCACACTCTACGTGTGCGTTATGCCCAGAGCTTGACTGACAACTCAGCAGCCGCTACTTCTGTAACAGCTGGTGAAGAAGCACTAAGCCCATTCAAGATTGCTCAGGCTTACTCCACAGTACCACAAGGTACTGCCACAGCTACCAGCTACAACGGTGCTGCTACAGCAACAATGGAAGGTACTGGCGGTAAGCAAATTTCCGTTCAGATCTTGAAGCAAGCTGTTGAAGCCAAGACACGTAAATTGCAAGCACGTTGGACATTTGAAAGTGCCCAAGACGCTCAAGCAATGCACGGTATTGACGTTGAAGCTGAGATCATGGCTGCTCTTGCACAAGAGATCACAGCTGAGATTGACCAAGAGATCCTGTTGAGCCTGCGTAGCCTTGCTGCTACCGAGTTCACATACAACCAAGCTACTGTTTCTGGTACTGCTACATTCGTTGGTGACGAACACGCTGCTCTAGCTGTGTTGATCAACCGTGTTGCTAACCTGATCGCCCAACGTACACGTCGTGGCGCTGGTAACTACGCTGTTGTTAGCTCTGCTGCACTCACAGTGTTGCAAAGTGCTACAACTAGTGCGTTTGCTCGTACTACAGAAGGCACATTCGAAGCACCTACAAACACCAAGTTTGTTGGTACACTGAACGGCGCTATGCGTGTGTTTGTTGACTCTTATGCTGCTGACACTACACCAGTGTTGGTTGGTTACAAAGGAAGTTCAGAAGCTGACGCTCCTGCGTTCTACTGCCCATACATTCCGTTGATGAGCAGTGGCGTTGTGTTGGATCCAACAACATTTGAACCAGTTGTGAGCTTTATGACTCGCTACGGTTACATTGAACTTACTAACACAGCAAGTTCTTTTGGTAACGCTGGTGACTATGTTGGTGAGATCGCTGTTTCCAACTTGTCTTTCTCCTAATCAGAGAACCACAACTTTCTCAGGGATGGGAAGGAACAAAAAGGGCCGCAAGGCCCTTTTTTGTTGGCGGAACAATATGTCTGTAGTTCTGGTAAATATACAACATAGGAAAAAATATGTCAATAGAAATTGGTACAGGTATCACAATCACAACAGGCCTCTTTTTTGGTGCAAACGACGCACCTGCACAACTGATCACAGAATCTGGCCTGGACTTGCTGACGACTGAAGTAGGTGACGACTTAACGACAGAATAAAAAATATGGCAAATATAAAAATATCACAACTCACAAGCTTGTCAACCATGACAGACGCAGCAATCATACCTGTTGTTGCGTCAGGATCTACACAGCAAATTTCTGGTGCAAACTTAAAAACATACTTTGGCAGTTATGGCAACGCCAACGTAGCAGCAAATCTGGCTGCCTTTGGTTCTAATCCAATCACTACTACCGGCACCATCACTGCTGGCAATCTGGATGCTGTTAATCTTGTGATCAACCGCATCTCCAGTGATGATTCTAGTTTTGTCACCATCGAAGATGGAATGAATGTTGCTGGAGAAATAGCAGCAACTGGCAACATCACGGGTGGTAATCTAGCCATAAGCACTATAACAGCAACGGGTAATATTACCTTTGCTGGCGATTCAAGTTCAGCACCAACTCTGAATAACTTTAACGTTAATGCTGTATCTATTACCGCCACTGCTGGAAATCTTGCAGTTATCAATGGTGGTGCCGCTGGTCTAAGCGGTGGATACATAAGTGCCACTCGAGACATAAGTGCCACAGGCAATGTCATTGCTGGCAATATTACCACTGCTGGATTGATATCAGCCACAGGTAACATCACTGGTGGCAACATCTTGGGCAACGGCCGGGCCTTGACCAGCATACTGTTCAGCAGCACCAGTGATGCTACTGCCGCTGGCCTCACAGTGGATAATTTTTACCTTAGTGCAAGTACTGCCCTGTCTGTGACCAATTCAGGATCTCTTTACTATCTGTTTGATCAGTATTCAGGCAACAATCCCACTATCTATGCAGTTGCTGGGTCAACTCTGGCGTTTAGATTGGCAGTCACCGGTCATCCATTCTTGATTCAAAGTTCCGGAGCCAACTACAGCATCGGACTCAATCATGTGACCACAGCAGGCACAGTAACAACTGCGGCATCAGCTCAGGGACAAGTTACAGGTACACTTTATTGGAAAATACCCAGCAATGCTGTTGGAACCTATACGTACCAGTGTTCTGTACATGGTGGCATGGTGGGAAATATTGTGGTCAGTAGTCCCACTGAGGGATCATTTGCATCACTAAGCGTTACGGGCAACGTCAGCGGAGGCAATATCACAACGGCTGGTTTGATCAGTGCCACAGGCAACATAAGTGGCGGCAACTTGAATGTAACCGGCAACATTGTTGACACAGGTGCATTGACTATCATCACCGGCAGCAACGGCAACATTGCATTGGCACCAAATGGCACAGGTATAGTCACAGCATCGGGTGTCTTTAGTGCCACAGGCAACGTCACTGGTGGTAACTTATTAACAGCAGGATTGATATCAGCCACTGGTAATATAACAGGTGGTAACTTGAATACTGGTGCTCAAGTGGTGGCAACTGGTAATATTACAGGTGGCAACTTGATCACTGCTGGATTGGTTAGTGCCACTGGTAACGTAAGTGGTGGCAACATTATTACAACTGGCAACGTAACTGGCAACACAGCTGGTTTTGCCATTGGCTACAGAGATATTCCACAAGTGAGTCTTGCTAGCAACGTCACAACTGCGTTGACTGACGCTGGCAAGCACTACTACTCAACCAGTGCATCAAACTTGTCTTTGACCATAGCCAATAATACATCAGTATCATGGCCAGTGGGCACTGCAATCAGCGTGGTAAACCGTGGTACCGCTAACATAACCATAGCACAAGGCACAGGAGTAAGTTTGTACCTAGCAGGCAACGCCACTTCTGGCAACAGAACAGTGACCACATACGGCATGGCCACAGTGATGAATGTGGCAGCCAATATCTGGATGATCAACGGAACAGTGGTATGAGCGGTATAATGCAGTCAGCCCTGGGCAACTGGAAGGTGTCCTCTGCAGTCACCCCACCTGTATTGGTATATGATCTAGATGCAGCCAACTACACAGCCATGCCCGTTAATGGATCCACAGTGGCTGGCACAGTTGCATACAACATCACAGTGGCCAATGCTGGCGCCAGTATGTCCTGGCAAGCAGACAACGGTGGATTATTTAGAAAAAGCACCTCGCTAGGCACAGATGTCATGTACGGTGGGCCCAACTGGGTCACAGGGCAAAGTTATTCAGTATTCATGGCCTACAGACGCATAGCCACATCACCTGGACGATTGCTGAACACACAAAGCGAAGCATCAAAAGACTGGCTCATGGGCCTGTACAACGGCCATCCCAACACATTCTATCCCAATTTCGCAGTAAACTTGCCGTCATCTGGTGCTGATCTTGTGTGGC